AGAAGGACAATATCCTAAGTCTCATAAGATCAGAAAACACCAAGGTAGATATGAAGCATTAGGACAACAAAATCCTGTAACAGTTTATAGAGATAATAATAGAGATGACATCTATAACCTTAACTCTGAGAATACAGATACAGGTTTATTTGGAATTAATATTCATAGAGCTACTAAATATGCTGGTAAAAAGTCAACACAAGTAGATAAATGGTCAGCAGGATGTCAAGTAATTGCAGCTAATGATGATTGGACTAAGTTCATGAAAATTATGAGGAAAGCAAGAGATACCTGGAACAATAATTTTACTTATACTTTAGTTAACAGTAATGATATAGTCAAAACATGGCTATCGTAAATAAGGTAGATAAAAGAGTTAGGGTAACTAAAGATGCTGTAATAAAGTATCAAATAGTTACATACTGTTTCTTAAATGATATTCAAATAAGTAAGGCGGACTTAGAATGTTTATGTGAGTTAGCTAAGCTTAGAAATGCTGAATTAAATAAATTTTGCAAGGTAATATCTGAGAAACAAATCTTCAAAAGCCCTCAATCATGCAGAAATGCAATCCAGAAAGCAAAAGCAAAAGGACTGATTGAGAAGGTTGATAAGAAAATTCTTTTATCATCTGATATACAACTACAGGTAGAGGGTAGTGTTTTTTTAGATTATAAAATTCTTTGTGTTGAAGAATAATATAAAACCAAAAACATACAAAATCTTCTACTCAGATGTAGCAGAAGAGTGTGAAGTACATGAGAATTTGGTAAAAGAGTTCATAAGATTTTTCTATAGTGAGATAAGAAAACATCTAGAGGAACTAGATAATACAAGAATTCTTTTACCAAATCTCGGCACCTTCATAATAAGAAAGAATAGAATTGAGAGATCCATTAAGAGACATAAGGATATGTTAGGTAACATGGAAAAAACAACATATACAGGATATGGTAAGCACTTACCAGTTAAAGAAAAGTTAAATAAAATGGAAAAATCTCTTAAACGTATTGAAAAAGAATTAGATAATAAGAAAAAATGGAAAGATGAAAATAAATAAACTTTTAAATGCAGTTAAACACCTTGATAAAGTATATGAAGGTGTAAAGAATAGTATATGGAAAGATGAATTTGTTGAAGATATTGCAAATGATAGATACAAAAAATGTACTAGTTGTGCAATGTTTGATGTAAAAGGATTACACTGCGCAATGCCTAAATCACAACCTTGTTGTGCAAGTTGTGGATGTAGCCTGGCATTTAAACTAAGATCTTTATCATCAAGCTGTCCATTGGGACATTGGCCTGAAGTTATGAGTCAAGAGGATGAAGATAAACTGACAGTAAGTAGACATAAACCAAAAAAAAATAAATAATGCCTGTAATATTTAAAGAAGACGGACATATATATCAAAGTTTAGATGAGAACTTAGATAAGGATAATATAAATTGGACAAGTGTTACATCCTTTATTTCAAAGTTTAAACCTAAGTTTGATCAAAAAGCCGTTGCAAAAAAATCCTGTAAGAATAAACGTTCAAAGTGGTATGGTCTCAAACCTAAAGAAGTTATAAAAATTTGGGAGAAAGAAACAGATAGAGCAATCACGTTAGGTAATTGGTATCATAATCAGAGGGAATCTGATATGCTTGATTTTAAGACAATAGAACGTGAAGGGATAGAGATACCTATAATAAAACCTTTAGTTGATGCTACAGGTATTAAAATGGCTCCTGTGCAGAAATTAGAGCCTGGTGTTTACCCAGAGCACTTTGCATTCCTAAAATCAGCTTGTATCTGTGGACAAGCAGATCTTGTAGAAGTGGTTAATGGAAAAGTAAACATTACTGATTACAAAACTAACAAAGAGATAAAAGAGAAAGGTTTTACAAACTGGGAAGGTGTAACATCTAAAATGTTTAAACCTTTGACACATCTTGATGATTGTAATTTAAACCATTATAATATACAATTGAGTATATACATGTATATTATACTTAAACATAATCCAAAGTTAAAAGCTGGAAAACTTACTATTCAACATGTATCCTTTGAAAAAGAGAAAGATGATGAAAATGGGTACCCAATCAATAAGTATGACTCTAATGGTGACCCTATAATAAAAGAAATAAAAATGCATAATCTCCCATACTTAAGGGATGAAGTAAGAAGTCTTATAATGTGGTTAAAAGATAATCCTCTATGTTAGTAAAGTTATTTGATATACAAAATGATAAGGTAATTCCATCAGAACACTGTTATACAATTAAAAGTTTAAAGAGTATAATGGATAAATATCCTGATACATACATGAGTGTTTATCTTTATGTATTCTATATGACATGTCCAGATCCAGATATGAACCCCTTCTTTAATATGCCTGAACATGAAAAAGAAGAAGTTGTAATAGAAGAAATTGGATTAGAAGAGTCTCCAGAAGATGAAATAATAAGAAATGCAATACGTAGATGTGAAGATTTATATCAAACTCCTACATTTAGAGCATATAAAGGAATTAAGTCTATGTTAGATAGACTTGCAAGATATATGGAAACCACATCTATTGAACATGGCAGAGATGGTAACTTAACATCATTAGTAAATACAGCAGCTAAGTTTGATCAAATAAGACAATCATTCAAAGGTGCATATAATGATATGAAAGATGAACAAAAAAGTCAAGTTCGTGGAGGACAAGGTTTGGCTTATGATCAAATGTAATAACTTAAAAACTAAAAAAAATGCAAAAAATTATTCCACTAGGTAACAAAGTGCTAGTAAAGTTACATGCTAAAAAAGAAACATACGGTGACTCTGGTATATTTATACCTGACTCTGTACAAGAAGAACCTATGACAGCTGTAATAATGTCAGTAGGTGAAGATGTAAAAACAATGAAAGAAGGTGACAATGTAAGACTTAGTGAATTCGGTACTCCAATGTCAATTGAATCTGAAGGTGTTAATTGTTTATTATTTAATTCACAAGATATTGTTGCTAAAGTAGTTGATGTATAGAATAGTTCCAACATATCAAGACGGTAATTGGTCAGAAACAGAATTTGAATCAATAGAAGATTTTAGATCTTTTATTAGTTCAATATTTAAAGAACCTGGTAAATATAATTTTGATGCTACTGCTTTATTATTTAATCAACAAGCAATTAACTTTAACACTAAAGGTGTTTATTGTGATAAACCTTTTAGATCAAAAGACTTTATAGAATATTGGAACGATCAAAAAAACAAATGTAGAGAAGGTGTAATATATCACAATGATAATAATAGTTGGTATATTACTAGAGATTATTATATGTGGTTAAATTTCTTACCTATATTTGATAAAGAAGAAAAAAAATATGGATTTGCTAAAATAAGAGATGCACAATATCATATGGCACTATATGAGGTAATGGCTGAAATAAATTTTAAACATGTTGCTATCTTAAAGAAACGTCAAATTGCATCCTCATATTTTCATATGGCTAAACTTATAAATCAATATTGGTTTGAAGAAGGTTCAATATGTAAAATTGGTGCGTCATTAAAAGATTATATTAATGATAAAGGTTCATGGAAGTTTTTAGATGAGTATGCTACATTTTTAAATCAGCATACAGCATGGTATAGACCTAACAATCCTGATAAAGTTCTTTTATGGGAACAGAAAATTGAAGTTAGAATAAATAATAGAAAAACCCAAAGAGGATTAAGATCAAAAATACAAGGTGGATCTTTTGAAAAAAATCCAACAACAGGTGTAGGTGGACCATGTACTTACTTCTTTCATGAAGAAGCTGGTATTGCTCCTAAGATGGATCAAACATATGAATACATTAGACCTGCAATGTCTTCTGGTATGATGACTACAGGTCAATTTATTGCTGCAGGATCTGTAGGAGATTTAGATCAATGTGAACCATTAAAAAAAATGATCATGAATCCAGAAGCAATAGGTATTCTTGGAATTGAAACAGATCTTATGGATGATAAAGGTACAATAGGTATTGCTGGATTGTTTATTCCAGAGCAATGGTCAATGCCTCCTTTTATAGATGAGTATGGTAATTCTAAAATTGAAGAATCATTAGTTGCTATCAGTAAGGAAAGAGATGGATGGAAAGATGAATTAGATCCTGAACAGTTTCAATTACGTATATCTCAGAAACCAATCAACATAAATGAGGCATTTGCATATAGGAAAGCTTCAATATTTCCACAAAGTTTTTTAACTAAACAAATGAGGAGAATTGAGCGTAAAGAATACTCATATGAATTTATTGAATTAGAAAGAACTGATAAAGGAATT